GATATGGACCGGTGGCCGCGATAGTTGAACAGGTAACCGCTAGATCGTAGATCGGCGGCTACTGGATTTAATTGGTATCCGGCTTGCGATAAAATGAGCCAAGTGCCTTGCGACATGTCCAAACCAGTGATAGTATCAATCCGCGTCACATTTCCGGGCTCGTCCTTGGGTTCATACCTCTTAGGAAAACGCCTCGTTATGCGACGCACCACACCTTCTGCTATTTGATGAACCTGACGCGGTACGCGGTAAGATTTACTGAGCGTTTCAGATCCGCCCGGTAGGTTGATAAACTGGTCTACGTCTGCCCCCGCCCATCTGTAGATAGCTTGGTCATCGTCACCGGCTGCATACATACGGTCAGAGTTGTCATCTAGTATATGAGCAATGTCCCACTGTAATGCGCTAAGATCTTGCGCCTCGTCCAGAAAGCATATGTCAAACTGAGGGCAATACTTGGCAGACTGATTAACAAACTCCTGTAGCATATCTGTAAAATCGTACAGTCCCAACTTTGTTTTGTATTCGCGTAAGCACTCGTCCACATACTTTACCGTGTTCCAGTCTTCTTCGATGTTGCTGTTGTTATATTCCTTGCGTAGGTCAGACTTTTTTAAACGCGTAAGGTTAATCAAACCCAACAGAGGGTCTGAGTTTGTAACCATGTCAGTCAGATCGTTGTCATAGTTTACAACCTTGGCTTCGTTAAGGCTGATACCAATGGCCCTACTCAACTCCCTGTAGTTCTCCGACTGCATAACTTGCTCTGGGCGTATGTCAGTCATTGTAAGGGCCAGTGAGTGCAGTGTACGGAAAAACATCAAGTCTTTCTTAGGATCAAGGTTGAAGCGCTGTGCGGCGCGTTCCTTGGCCTCTGTGGCGGCCTTCTTGGTAAAAGCGAGAAAGGCTATACGGTGCGGATGTACACCACTAGCCAGAGCATCGTCCACCATATTAAGTAGCGTCGTTGTTTTCCCTGTCCCCGGCGGTCCGAATATCCTCAACATTTCTTGCTTTCTCCCGTTTGTATATTTGTTGCACACGTTGTTTCGAGACGTTGTAACGTTTTGCAACGGCTGTTTTGGTCATGCGTTGTTTGTCTATCAGTCGCACGATTTCCTGATTACGTTCTTCGGTCAAAACGGAGCCTCCCCTTGTGATCCAAACTGTGGGACTGTGAAGTCCATGTCTGCGCTTTCAAAAGATGGTATCTGCCACACTCTTACGGCCCTCCCTTTAATTTTCAAAACAACACTCTCGCCATTTATATCCCGTAGGCGTTGCGCTATCTTGTGAGACTTATACTCGAAAAATTTGTTTTTGCGAAGAAACCCTTCAAAATCTTTTAATCTGAAGAAGGTTATGTCTGAATCTTCGTCTGTCCAAGGGCGACGCAATAATATTTCTTCTTTATCTTGTGCCTGTTGCTGATGACGACAGAACTCTTCAAGATAATCGTAGAACTGACCGCTAATGCTTGCGTCTTGTGCTACCTCAATGATTGCGCTCTCGTTATCTTTCATTTCTGTCAGCAGTGTACTGATCCGGCTTTCCCATTGTTGCTTCGCCATGGACCGTGGCATGAAGTTCAATTGTTCCATGCAAGCTTTCTGAAACTGTAACTGGTTCATCAACGCTTCCGTGTCTAGCTCCAGAGGCTCTCCGTTAACGTCCATAAACCACACGGGCGGTACTGAGTTGTATTTGCGTAGGTTCGCGATTGTAGCCCCGCTTACAGCGGCTCCTATGCCGTGTTTCCTTGTACGACATAGATCCTTGTTGCAATGCGCGTTGATTGGGGCGTCTGAACACTTAAAAGCGTAGTCCTTCCGCGCAACTTGCTTGGCTACCACGTTTACCTCTGGCAATGGCAAGGGTGGAGAAAGGTACTCCATATTATACTGTAGTATTTCAGACTCCCAACTATCTGGAAAAGCTTTGCGTAAGTATACGCCAATGTTGAACAAGCCGTTATTTCTGCCACCTTCGCTAATTTTAGACCTACAAAGTATCTGTAAGCAGGGTGGTCCGTCCTGTAGCAGATCTGTTTCTCCACTACTCATGACCTGTAGCTTAACCACCTCTTCCGGCGTCTGTACAAATTTATCGTACAGTTCGTAAAACTCGTCTATAGATGCCGACGTACCGTCATCCAGAAAAGCATACCGCAATCCATTCTCTGCATCGTAGTACGGTAGGTTTAGAAAGTTACCTACATCACCACGGTCCAAATGCAGTTTGACTTGCTTTGGAAATATCTCGCTCTCACCATAGCCGAGAGCCGCGGACATATGTTGCAGTGCTTTCTGCATGTCCCGTGCTTCTACCCATTCGGTAGCAAATAAAAAGCAGTGCGCTCCGCCTGACTTTGAGCGGCACACTATCAATGGTAGTTTTAACCGTCGGATCTTCTCGACAAGCAATTTGTGGTCGAGCGGATACTGGTCAATGTCAATACATCCCCATTTGCAGTTATTGTCTTCGTTGATCGGTATAATACCGAGCCCCGTGCCTTTACCAAGCAAGTGGTTTTGCCAAAGCTCTGGGGTCCGAGGTTCGCGTGTAACCCCCGCCTTACCTTGAGCCTTACCGTTCGAACCGGTCTTCTCTATTTTGAAGTAGCCATAGGCTTCTTTCAGTCCATCAAATATGGACGCAAACTTCTTGATTTCCATTACTGCCCCCATACGAGAGCGACGGGGCTAATGCCCCGCCGCGTGATGATTAGAACGGTGCGTCTTTGCTACCCGCTTCATCGTTCGTATGTTTGACAACAACGTCACCCGCTGTGATGCTGTTTGCGAACTCCTTGGCTCGATTATAAAGATCGAGATTTGGTGTAGGTCCTTCAACGGACATTTCCCAACCATGCCATGAGCCCTTGCTATTTTCCTCAAAGGTAGTCTTGAGGTTATAGACAAAGCCAAAGCGTGGCGGAGTAAACGGTCCGTTCTTACCTTGTATTTGTCTGCTCATCATCATGCTGTTCCATTTACGCGACTTTTTAAGCTGCGTAGACTTCATAGCAATCAGAGCAGTTTCGGCTGCACCATCGTCATTTACAAGCAACACAAAGTGCTGATGCGTTTCTTCGATGTAGTCGCCTTCGCCGCCTTTGACGTAATCTTTGTTGTCGTCAGGCGAACGCTCTGTTTCCGGACGCTCTTCATCCGGTGAGAACATTGCAACCGGAGCGCCGCTGCCCTGTCCTCGTGGTGCCCATTGAATGAAGCGACGTTGATAGGCACACGGTATAACCTTGATACCTTTCTCGCCGTCAAAACATTCTCCGGTGACCGTATTGTAAATATCCCCCTTACGGCCTTTGAAGTTTCGGTCATCCAGAACGGGATCGTTACCAGATAGAACCTTTAGGAATGGAAGCGCTAAGTCTTCCTGACCAATGTTTTCAAATCCAACACTGGCGTCTGCTTCTAACACAGACATGTCAAACTCAACTACGTTTGACTCTTGCTTTTTTGCAACTGCTTTACTGTCAGCCATTTTACTTTCCTCTCTTAATAACTGCGCGTTGACCTACCCACGCCCCAAACAATTCCATTGGGAACGCATCACCTGCTTCCACTCGCTCTTTTACAAAAGCGCGTAACGTCTGCGAATGTATTTCGGTTTTTTGATTTGCGACATAACCCTCTTTCGCAGCAAATGCTTTGAAGGCTGACGCCTTATCGTCCTCACCACGCCCAAACGAACATATGACATTGTTCTTGATAATGTCATCGTAGCCGTTCTCACGTAGCCACTCATAAGCTTGAGGGCGATTGTCTACGAGTATTGAAGCCCCGTAGGTTGGTTTGACTTCAACAGTCGAACCGTCATCCAGTTCGAACTTGTTCATACCCACCTCTTGCATTACAGCAGGCATGTCTTCGTCAGTTAGTTTGAGAAGCTTCTTTTTTGCCTCCTTGAGAGTTTCCTCTAACTTGGCAATGTTACCTTCTTCCTCTTGTATTTTTCGAGCCAGTGATGCTAAACTTGTTAGACCACCTTGATCGACTTTATTTACAGAAGATAAGGTTTCTTCAAAGTCCTCTTCAAGCTGTTTGAAGATACTGTCGTTCATCGTTTTTCTCCTTTCGCGATTAAAGGCACCTTTCGGGCCTTGACAAAAACGGATAATATCTTATACGCTAAGAAAGTCAACAAAAAAAATTCGCAGGGGGCAAAATGTTAGATTTCGAGTTCAAGACCAGACCATATGACCACCAACGCAAGGCGTTAGAAGAATCGTGGGCCGCGGAGTATTATGCTCTTTTTATGGAGATGGGTACAGGGAAATCTAAGGTAGCCATAGATAATATAGCCGTTTTGTTTGAAGCCGGTAAGATCAACGCCGCCATGGTTGTAGCCCCGAAAGGTGTGTACGACAACTGGGCCAAGGGCGAGATTGAGACACACTTTCCAGACCGAATCGAAAAGAAAGTCATGTCGTGGCGCACTGGCAAATCAAAACGATACGATACAAACCTTGTGGATTTTATCACAGAAAAGTTTGAAGGCGTTAAGATATTTGTGATCAATGTCGAAGCGTTCAGTTCGCAACGAGGTCTGGATGCCGCCAAGGCGTTCTTGTTTCAAAACCCTCAGAACATGATGATTATCGACGAAAGCACCACAATTAAAAACCGCAAAGCGCTGCGGACCAAGAACCTTGTAGCGTTGCGAGAGCGGGCCTTGTATCGCCGTATACTGACAGGGTCACCTATTACAAAGAGCCCGATGGATTTGTTTAGTCAGTGTGACTTTCTCAAAGACAGAGCGCTTGGTTTCAACAGCTACTTTGCTTTCCAAGCACGGTATGCACAAGTCCAACGCCGGACCATGGGGCACCGTAGCTTTCAACAGATTGTGGGCTATCAACGCCTTGAAGAATTAACCAACAAACTAGACCAGTTTTCAAACCGCGTATTGAAAGAAGAATGTCTGGATCTGCCAGATAAAGTCTACGTCAAACGCGTCGTTCCTCTGACTCACGAGCAGATGAACGTATATAACCAGATGAAGCTGTTAGCACTTGCACAGATGGATAGTGGGGAGCTTGCTACGACAGCCAGTGTTCTGACACAGATCATGCGTTTGCAACAGATTTGCTGCGGGTTTTTGCAGCCAGATGAGGGCGAGATGCGTGAGATTAAAAGCTACCGGCTTGATGAACTCATGAACCTGTCTGATGAAGTTCAAGGTAAGGCGATAATTTGGGCGACGTATACACACGACATCCAACGGATTGCTGATGCCTTGCGCGGCCGCTTTGGGCCCGAAGCGGTCGCAACTTATTATGGTGG